ATCCAATATCACCCTTTTTATTCATGGCTCTTCTCCTTATTTGATTGTTTCGGCCCTGCTGGGCCATCGTCAGTCGATCAGCTGTAGATCAAGACAATCCTTCTCCTGGCAAGCGGGGGTTGTTCTCCCTGGCCTGCCTTTTGGGTTCTCGTTTAACCTCCCCCGTTTCTCTCTCAGGCTCTCCCTGTGGTCCCTCTCACTATCCTACAATTAAATAATAGCCTGTTTTTTCAGAGAAGTAAAGGAATTTTAAATAAAAAAAGGTAAAAAAGTTTATTTTCCTCCTCCAGCCCCTTTGAAATTGAAATCATTACAAATTTCCCAATCCCAATCCTCCAAGACTAACCCCCTTCCAGGGCCAATCCCTTTTCCTACGGCAAAAATCCGGGTATAATCCCATATAAAGGAAAGAAAAATTACAACCTACCAAAACTACAACAATCAGCCATGACCAGAGTCCAACCCCAACAATCAACCTCACCTGAAAAGAAGCCCAGGAAGAGCCACGTCAAAGATCGCCCCCTTACCAAAGCCCAGCGGATCAGAAGGATGAACAAACTGGAAGGCGTCGACAAGGAAGTAAAGGAAGCCAAAGAAAGGTTTTTCCGACAAGTCCCCAAGGAAGCTAAGTTCTGGGAGGCCCGATCCTCCTTTGGTAGAAAGCCAGTATTCAAGACCCCACAGCAATTATTTAAGGCTTGCATGGAATATATAGAGTGGGTCCATGATAATCCTTTCTATGAGTATAAGGTATGCGGTACCCACTTAGGGGAGCCAGTAATAGACTATATTCCGAAGAAGCGGCCGTTGACCCTGGGTAGCTTGATGATATTTCTGGATATTTCCCTGATGACTTGGGGCGAGTACAGGAAGAACAAAGGGGAAGGGTTTTCTTATGTCACTGAGGTTATTGACGAAATGATCAGGCAGCAGAAGTTTACTGGAGCAGCAGCAGGGTTTTTTAATACGCAGATCATTGCCCGCGACTTGGGACTGGTGGATCGGCAGGATGTAACAAGCGGTGGGGAGAAGTTGCAGAATCAATCGGTGGTAGTTTTGCCATCCAAGGAAGAAATTCCAGCGTGACAAAAGCAATGCCTTCTATACCAGGGATTCCACCTGGATCGAGGATAGTGGGACCGCAACCCGGTCCACAAACGCAGTTCCTGACCTCACCAGCCGAGGTCATCATATATGGAGGATCGGCTGGCGGAGGGAAGTCATACGCCCTCTTGTTAGATCCTCTTTATCATGTAAACAATTCCAAGTTTGGCTCGGTCATCTTCCGGCGCACTACAAAACAAATTACGAATGAGGGTGGATTGTGGGATACCGCCTCCGACCTCTATACCAGTCTCGGTGATGGCGACAGGGCAAGGATGATTCAAAGTCCTGCCCTTCATGCTATATTCCCCAGTGGGATGAAGGTCAGCTTCCATCACATGGAGCACGAGACTACCAGACACGACTGGCAGGGTTCCCAGCTTCCTGATGTAAAGTTCGATGAGTTGACTCACTTTACCTGGAAACAGTTCAATTATATGATCTCCAGGATGCGGTCAGATGCCGGCGTTATTCCGACACTGAAAGCTACCACTAATCCAGATCCAGACAGTTGGGTTCGATCCTTTATTGACTGGTATATTGGAGAGGATGGGTTTGCCATTCCTGAGAGATCCGGCAAGATACGATGGTTTATTGTTGATGGGGATGAAGTGGTATGGGGGAATACCAGGGATGAGTTGATTGCCAAATTCCCGCGCTCATTGCCAAAGAGTTTTACCTTCATCCGCTCGTCTGTCTATGACAATAAGATTCTCCTGGAAACCAACCCTGGATATCTGGCCAACCTTCACGCCCTGACAAGAGTCGAGAGAGCGCGATTACTCGACGGAAACTGGGATATCAGGGCAACTGCAGGCACTTACTTCAAACGCAGCGATTTCGAGATTGTAGACGCTGTTCCTGGCATAGCAAAGCGGGTTAGGGCCTGGGATCTTGCCGGTACTGAGCGGAAAGATACAGCAGAGAGAAGAGAACGCAAAGCAGGTGATCCCGATTGGACGGCCGGAGTCCGAATGAGCAAGACAGATGACGGCTTGTACTTCGTTGAGCACATAGAAAGGTTTAGGGAGGACCCGCCAAAGGTTGCAGGAAGAGTAAAAGCCATTGCTGGTCAGGACGGCAGAAGAGTTCGGGTCAGGCTCCCACAGGACCCAGGGCAAGCGGGGAAAGCCCAGGTCAAGTCGTACATTATGATGCTGAATGGATTTTTAGTTACCGCTCTTCCGGTAACTGGGAGCAAAGAGCATCGCGCAGGGCCAGCGAGTACGCAGGCTCAGGCCGGCAACATCAAGGTTTTGAGAGGACCATGGAATGAGGCTTTCTTTTCGGAGTTGGAGAATTTCCCGGAAGGGCTCCATGACGATCAGGTGGATGCATTCTCTGACGCGTATGATGAGCTTACCACAACGAGACGAGTAGGGGTCTGGTAATGAATACAACTTCTGTAACGGTGATCATTCCAGCCAGGATAGGGTCTTCCCGTCTTCCGAATAAACCTTTGGCAGACATCAGGGGGAAGTCAACTATTCAGAGAGTATGGGAGAAGGCACATCAGATCAAAGGAGTCTCCAACTTAGTGGTTTCTACCGACAGTATTCTGGTCGAAAGGGAAGTTTTGAAGTTTGGCGGGAAGGTAGTCAGGACCGGAGGTTGCAGGACAGGATCTGACAGGGTAGCTTTGACCATGTGGGAGTACTTTCACGATTCGCATCCAATGGAAATAGTGGTTAATCTCCAGGGTGATCTCCCCTTTGTCGAGCCTGAAGTGGTAGAGGAATTGATTGCCGAACTGGAAAAGAATCCAAAGCTGGATATGGTTACGCCGGCCATTCGCCAAACTTCCTTATCTGAGTTGTGGGCTTCTTCAGACACGGTGAAGGCCATAAAGGGGAAAGACGGGGAGGCCAGATACTTCTCCCGCTCTCCTATTCCTTTTGGCATCGACCGCTTGGGGTATTGGTATCATCACTATGGGGTATATGCCTGGAGAAACGAGCCCCTGCAAGTGTTCGCTCATGCTAATTCTACTTCTTGGGAGATTGCCGAGGGATTAGAGCAGTTGAGGGCGGTAGAGATGGGCATGAAGGTCAAACTGATAGAAACAATTTACGAGCCTGGAATCGAGATCAATACCTATAAAGATTTGATTGCTGCCAGATTGTATTGCAACTCCCTGGAGGAAGGGAAATGAAAGGTAAAGTAGTTCATTTGACCGACGGGGAGAAGCAAGATCAACTGAGAAGAGTAATGCTGAACAATGCCCTGTCCATTGTAGCTTCCCGGATGTCGTATGGGAATAGCAAGACCTTTGGTGGCCTGCGGGATGTATGGGAGGCGCTTGGATATCCTTCCCTGGATCGGATTACCTTTGAAGACTATTATCTGCGCTATCGTCGTCAGGACATTGCCGGCAAGATCGTGGAGAAGCCGGTAGAGGGGAGTTGGAGGAAGCTGCCTGAAGTCAGGGCTACAGATGATCCGAACGATATCTGGAAAGACGAGTTTGACAAGTTACAGAAAAGACTTGGACTGTTTGCCAATATGATTCGTTGGGATATCCTTTCCGGCATTGGTCGGTATGCCTGTTTGTTGGTGGGATATAAAGACGGGGCAGTATCTCTATCCGAGCCAGTGAATGGTAAGATTTCTGATATCCTGTATCTCCAGCCTTTTTCCGAAGGCTCTGCGACTTTGAAAGATTTTGTGACCGACAAGAACGATGCTCGGTATGGTTTGGTAAAAAACTATGGATTGAAGCTGGCCACTACGCCAAATACCGTTGCTTCAATGGAGATTGTGGCGCATCATTCGCGTATCTTCCATCTGGTGGAGAATCCCCTTGAGTCTTCTGTATATGGATTGTCTCGACTGGAAAGGGCGTACAATCGTCTCCTCAATCTGGATCTGATTGTCGGGGGGTCTGCTGAGATGTTCTGGCAAGGGGCTTTCC